AACCAGATTCTGGTGAATGGCATCGCTTACGAGGACCGGATGCGACAGATTCAGGAGAAACGCCGGGAGATCGAAGCACCGTCCGCACTACCCCCTCCGATTGATTTGGGCGGCTACACGGAAACTGAACCTGAAGAGGAAGAGGCCACCAGTGCCAGTCAGTCGTAAAGACCCCTACCTGAATGAAGCACTGGAAATCCTAGATGCGGTTTATGAGCAGGCAGATTGCGACATTTCCAGAGCGTATGAATGTCTTGGTTCACATGAACTGAACTTCATTCAGGAAGAGACTGAGCGTTGCGCCAATTACCGCTATTACGCTGAGAATTACCACGTCATCCGCACCAAGGAAGGAAACCTCCAGACTCTACATCCGTTTTACGACAGTCAGGAAATTTTCTATGAGCCAATCTGGAAGGCGCAACAAGCGAATCTCCCAGTGCGGATTCAAGTTTTGAAGGCTCGGCGCTTGGGCATCTGCCTAGCGCCAGAGACAATGGTATTGACCGCTGATCTACGGTGGATGCCGATAGGGGAGGTGCAGATTGGACAAGAGTTGGTTGCCACGGACGAGGGAGAAACCCTGGAGGAATGGAACAGCCGTGGCGTGGCATTACGCAAAGCATGGGTAGCCCGCCAAGAAGATCGCAAGAATGGCCGACCTGTGGTATTTAAACAGAAAAATAATCATCGCAGGTCATCGCGCAGGATGCGTACGGCAGTTGTGACCGAGAGATGCAAAGTTTACGAAGAAGCCGTACGATTGACGATGGACGATGGGAGAGTATTGGTTGCTACGCCACAGCACAAATTTCTCTGCAAGCAGAGAAGTGGACCGCAACCGAGATGGATGTGTGTTTCTAAACTTCGGGTGGGGGACAAAATACGGTCGATTACAGCACCGTGGGAAAACGAGCAGAGTTTCGAGGATGGTTGGTTTGGCGGCTTGTTGGATGGGGAGGGTTGCCTTCGAGTGAGAAAGGCACATGGGAAGTCTCAAGGTGTTGAAGTTTGCGTGGCGCAGGTTCTGGATAATGGCGTGCTAGATCGCGCCGAGAAATACTTAAGAGTCCGTGGATACACCTATCGCAAAGACCTTGATATGCGTCCCAAGGGAGGGTCCAAATTAGGAGGGAAGCCACAGGGGAAATTGGTAGTTCAACGGATGAATGAAATCTTCCGATTGATTGGAAAAACAAAACCGACCCGGTTTATCGTCCGACGATGGTGGGAAGGCAAGGAAATGCCTGGCAAGAGGAGTGGGCAGACGTGGGGAAAAATTGTATCAGTAGAACACCTTCCCGCGCAGCGGATGATTGACTTGCAGACCTCCACGAAAACATTCATTGCCGAAGGATTCGTTTCCCACAATTCTACGATCTGTGAATCGCTAATCTTCCACGCTACATCCCGCAACCACAACTGGGATTCGCTGATTGTGGCACAAGATCCAAAGCAGAGCGAGTATCTGTTTGAGATGAGCCGGTTGGCTTACGAGAAATTGCCATGGTGGCTGCGGCCCGAATCGCGCTATGACGTGAAGGGCACGCAGTTGCTTTTTGATCGCAAGGATGCACGGGAACGGTTCTTGCATCCAGGGTTGCGTTCACAGATCATGGTGGAATCCGCCAATAAATTGACGGGGATTTCGGTTGGCAAGGCGCTCATGGCGGCACATTTTTCAGAATTAACTCTCTGGCCTGAACCGGAGAAGATGGCCGAGTATCTTTTCCCAATGATGGAGAGTGAAAACGGTTTGTATTTCATGGAATCCACATCTCGTGGCCGACATGGATTCTGGCCGCGGTTCTGGAAAAAATCGGTGCGGAGGGAGACGAAATGGACACCTGTGTTTATTGAATCCTTTCGGGTGCGGAAATACTCGATTCCGATTGCTCCTGATGAAGATTTTAAATTGACACTGGAAGAGCAGGCCATCCACGACAAGATTCTGAAACAGAGAAAATTCGACATTCCGCCAGAGCATTTCAAGTGGCGCCGGAAAGAAATACAGGAATTCATTGCGTCCAAGGGCGATGATTCAATGTTCTACCAAGAATATCCCGCCACGTCTCCGCACGAAAGTTTTCAGGGCACTGGTTTGTGCGCGTTTGACAAGAAAAAACTTCAGTGGATTCGGGAGAATCAGTGTTCTGATCCAATTTGGTTTGGTGAGATTCATCTGGAGAATAAAAAGCCACGGGCGTTGCTGTACGAATCTGCCAAGGCTCCATTCATTCCTCCGCAGACGATAGAGGGTGGGCGGTTATACGTGTGGGAAATGCCCGAAAAAGGCGCAACCTATTATGTGTCTGGCGATGTGGCTGAGGGGATCATCGGCGGTAATTTCTCGGCTGCGCAGGTGCTCTGCAAGGGGAAAGGACCGGCTCCAGATATGCAGGTTGCCGAATGGCGCGGATGGCTTGATCCAGAGAAATTCGCTGAGGTCTTGGCTGCTCTGGGGCTACTTTATAACAATGCCGAGGTTGCTCCTGAAGTCAACGCGCATGGTGGTGGTTTGCTGATTGGTCATTTATCGCGGGTGGTTGAGTACGAGAACATTTTCCGGTGGAAGCATTACGACAAGGTGAAAAATCGGTTGACGAATTTTCTTGGGTGGTCCACAACCCCGAAAAGTCGATCAGACATCATCACAAAGGGAACTCGTGCGGTGAGAGAGGGCTTGGTGATAATCCGCAGCGAGGAATTGATCGAAGAGATGTTTGACTTCGCCAGTACTGATGACTCGGTGAAAATCGAGGGCCAGGACAACTGGGATGATCGCGTGATGAGTTTCCTCATCGGCTATTTCTGCGCGCACGATTCAGACGAATACACGGACTACGGAAAAAGCAGTGAGCCAGAAAAGGACAGAGGGCGAGATTTCTACAACACCGAATCCTGTGCGCCTTGTACCAATCGACCACCGAGCCAGACGGTCTTCCACGATCAAAAAATGCCATCGGACATGAGCCTGTACTTGGCGAATGCACCGATGCCTGAAGGAGATGACAACGAACTCTGGAAGAGGTTATAATCTAACCGCTGGCGCCCCGGCAGGCAGCGGCCAGCGAAGGAGGAAGTTTCAATAATGCTAAAACACAATATCGCCTGCCCTGATTGTTTGCTCACCGGCGTGGAAACTCCTCTTTGCTCAGACCCTGGGAGAGTCATTGGTTATTTCTGCGGTTCTGGGCACGAGTTTAAGGACACCGAAGCCCTGATGAGAAGGAACGCACCGAAACTCTCTCGCCCTCCCGCTGGACCGCCTCCAATTCCCCAAGCTGGCTTGGTGGAGATCCGCATTGCGCTTCCTGGCGTTGTGGACAGCGCTCTGACCCAGCGGTTTGGCCCGAAGAAAAATCCGACCATCGTGGCTGTATTGCAGGCGCTCTGCGACCCGCAGACTCTACTGATCTCGGCTGAAGACCGGGCACAGATCGTGGAGAAACTGGGCGAGGAATTCAAGACGGCTGGCGAACTGGCGGGGATGATCTTCTCCTTCAGGGAGACGGCCCGCCGTCTTGAAGAGGATAAAAAGGACCTGGAAAAACAGATGGTTGCTTTGCGGCAGGGGAAACTGGCGGCGAGCGGTGGGGGTGTGTTCGTGGTGCTGGAAACCAGTGTCCTGGAACGGTTTCAACAGATCGCTGAATTCCGCGAGATGGACTTGGGGAGAATGCTGGCGGAGACGGTTACTGGTGGTCTTGAATCGGGCTGGTTTTAGTCGCGGGGGCGAACACGCTTGACAAGCGCTGAGTTTACGTCCAAATTTGGACGTGAGGTTTAGTCCATGGCTGCTGCCGCTTCCGCTTATCCTGAACTGAAGCCGAAATACGAATTGCATCCGAGTACCGGCCAACCCTACTGGCCCTCCGGCGAAGAGGGAACCGAATACCTCCGCAGCATCCGCGCCTACACAGAAGCGGCTTTTGAGGAAGCCAGCTACGACAACCGGCAATCCGAGGAAGTCCGCGAGGTCCAGAAGTACATCAACTACATCGTCGGGGACCAATGGCCGGTGGGCCGGCCAACGTACAAATCCAAGCCAGTGAACAACCGTATCTGGCCGATCTTTTGGGAACTGGTGTCGCTGCTGACGGACATCCGACCGATGTTCGAGGTGCTGACGTACAACAAGGAATTCCAGCGACATGCGGACATTCTGAACGCGGCCACAAAAAGCTGGTGGTTGGAGAACGACGCCGACCTGAAGTTGGCCTTCATCATTATCTATGCGTTACTGGGCACCGGCTACGGGAAGTTGACGTGGGACAGGTTTGCCAGGAATGGTCAGGGGGATTTCGATTTGATCCCCTGCGGCCCAAGCGACGTGTTGCCGCTCAAAGCCCGGTTTCACATTCAGGATGCGCAGGCGGTGATCTACCGGTCGGTGGTGGCGGTTAATTGGGTGAAGAACAAATTCCCGCTTACCAGCGCAGGGATTGAGGCGGATGCCAAATACTCACGATTCCAGGTCACGGGAGATAAGGGGAACTTCCCTGGATCGAAGATGATGTTTGACATGCTGTCGCCGCAGATGCAGTACCGGTATACCGGTGGCACGGCCAACATGAAGCCATCCTCTTTCCCGATGTGCCTGTACCGGGAGTATTGGCTCCGTGATTTTACAGAAAACGCCTCCAACGCTATCGTGAAAATGGGCCGCGGCGGGTGGTCGTATTTTGTGAAACCTGGAGAACGGCTGTATCCGCGGGGCCGACTGATTATCATGGCCGGAGAGGGTGCGAAGGCAATGCCCATGGATGATTGCCCAAATCCCTACGCTCACGGGATGTACCCATTCGGTTGCCTGCGGATGAACCCGGTGCCCTGGACGTTTTCGGGCTTGAGTGACCTTCGACCTTTGATGTCCCTGCAAGACATTGTGAACAACATCTTGGCCGGCATTCTGGACATGGTAAAGAAGGCGCTGAATCCGGTTATGCTGGCGCCACGGAACGCAATCGCGGAAGGATTGTGGAATTCGCTGGACAATTCAATGCCAGGGCTACGGATTGCCTACAATCCAAACGCAGCGGCTGCTCCGTTTTACCAGCCGACACCCAACATCCCCGGCTACGTGATGATGACCTATGATCGTGCGGCGGCCGAGATGGACCGCACATCAAGCGGAGCAACGGCGGCTTCAGCGGCGCGAAAAAAACAGGTGCCCGGTGCCGAGACTCTTGCGGAACTTCAGAACGCACAGCAGACCCCGGTGCGGCTCAAAGGTCGGTGGACAGAAGTTTTCCTGCGGGATCTTGGGAAAATGGACATCTACAACATTTTCCAGTTTTACGACAAAAAGCGCCGGTTCTTCATGCTGGGGGATAAGGGAATCACGGTGGAGGATTCAGACCAATCGCCGAACAGCATGGTACCGCACGGGTCAACAGTTGAAGACCATGCCAAGAACTTCGCGTTCTTCATTCGGCCAGGCACGCTACTGAATCTGGACAAGGCGCAACGAGCAATGACGGTGCTTGCGCTGCGGCGCCAGGGCGACATCGACCGGAGCACGATGTACGACGAACTGGAAATGGGCGTGGACGTGGGGATGATCGAAAAGAATCTGGAAGCGGAAATGGCCAAGAAATTGGCGCTGGTCGCAAAAGCCCAGCGACCGGGGGGCGGATGAGCGCAGCACAACCAATTTTTCAGTCCGCACCGTATAGAATCGTTAGCCCGGATGGCCGTTGGATTCCAGTAACGAAAGAAGTGTTCCATGCCTACGCCCGATTTATTGAGGGAAAGTCATGCGGGGTGGTTGAGGTTGCCTTCAAGGCAGGCGGAATAGCGGGTGTGATCGCCACCGAGAAGACCACATACAAATGATCCAGGCTGGCGATAGATGCGACCGGAACCGATGCCGGGGCAAGGTTTGTGCGGTGAAGGACCTGAACCGCAAGCAGATAATCCTCAGATGCAACCAGTGCGGCGCGGTGCATGGCGTGGAGAAATTGGAAGATCCCAAAGACCTGATCGTCCAGGGCCGACCCGCAATAACCCCTGAAGCGTGGGGGGAGTAAAAAGAATCGCTTGACAACGCATACCGCCCTGTTGTTTCCTTAGAGCGGATCAAAGGCCACGGGTTCCCATTCCAGGTGGGACGAACAAATGGGCAACTTGGCTCCGAGGGGGTAAAACCCTTCGGGGCCAATTTGCATTTTAGGGGCCGACAATGCCGCTACTGAAGGGCAAGTCAGACGCGACGGTCAGCAAGAACATCAGGGAGATGATGCACGCTGGGCATCCGCAACCCCAAGCTATCGCTGCTTCGATGCGCATGGCTGGAAGACCGAAACCGAAGTGGGGAACCACTGGTCGCAGTTCGAAACGACAATCAAACCGGCCAAGCAGCCGGTAAAGGAGATACGACGATGGCAGGCTATGAGAATCACGAAACCCCAACGAACGCCCCGAAAGTAAGCAAGGGCGAATTCGTCGGCATCGGCACGTTTATTCCGCTGTCGGAGAAGCCGTTCAGCCCGAACCAGAAGACCGGCGAACCGAAACCGCAGAAGTAGAGGAATCTGACCATGCCGCCGCAACCACTTGATGCTCCTCCAATGCTCCCGTCCGAAGTCTCGTCACAGTTGGGGGCCGCCCCTTTTGCCGGGGTGACCGCGAATCTTTCCGACAGGTTAGGTGCGCCCCCACCTGCTGGTGGGGTCAATCCTACGGGATCAGTTGAAGCAATGTCCGATGCCGTCAAGACGATTGTGGAACGGATGGCGTCCATGACCCCAGCGTTTGCCCCATTTGGGAACCGGATCAAAACGATTCTTGATTTGGGGATGTCTGAAGTCAAATCGCAAGGAGCGCCAGGAATGGGTCCTCAGCCTGCTGCTGGTCCACCGCCGGGAGTCGGTGGGGCAGCGATGCGGGAAGGACCGCCCCCAGGGGCAAACGTTCCAGCGTAGCCGCAGGCGAAGGAGACTTGTGTGGCATTACCGGAAGCAATTGAAGAGATGCTGAAGACCCTTCCCGCAGAGGATCAGGAGGCTCTGCGCCCACGCTTCGAGAAGCACCAACCACTCCGCGATGGCTACCTGCGCCAGAACGAATTCGACCGCAAGTTCAACGAATGGAAAGAGCAGAAGGAGAAAGAGCAGGCCGCGATTGAGGCCCGCAAGGCGGAGATCGAAAAGGCAATCGCAGAACCCAGGGATTGGCTGAAACGCAATAAGAGCAAGCACGACCAACTCCTTACTGAACACAAGGCCCTGGAAACAGCGAACCAAGAACTGACGGCGCAACTCGAAGCGGCAGAAGCAGCACGAAATAACGGGAGGGAAACGGATATGGACGAAGCAGCAGTGAAAGCAGCGGCGCAAGCCGTAGTGGACGAGCGCGTGAAGGCGCTTAAGATAGAACAGGCTGGCTACATCACGCAGAAGCAGATGGACGACATCGTGGCAAAAACCAAGGAGGAGTTCTTCAGCGTGACCTTGCCGCAGTCGATGGAATTTTCAGCACGCATCCTGGATTGCGTGGGGGATTATCGGAGTGAGTTCGGTATGAAACTTGACCGTATCGAATTCGCAAAGTTCATGCAAGGTGACGGGCCTCCAGAACAGGGGCCGAGGTTTCATGATCCCTACGCAGCGTTCAAGGAATTCGTGGCACCGAAGCGCGCTGAAGCCACCGAGAAAAAGCGCCAGAAGGACCTGGACGACGCCCGCACTGAGGGTGCCGAAAAGGCCCGCAAAGAATTCGCCGCAACCGCAGGCGTACCGGGGAGTGGCGTTCCGCCAGCCCCATCAGAACTTGGTCCAATGCAGAGGCACGTTCTCGGCAAAGACGTACAATTGCCGGCGGGCGTGGAGATCGGCGATGGCCGCGCAGCGATGGCGGCTGCCGAATCGCTCCGTGCTGAGGGCAAGTTCTGAAGTCGTGCCCCGCATGGGGTGCGTGGAAGAAACCGGGTGGGGAACCCGCCTTCAGGAGTTAACGTAGAGGTTGTAAACTCATGCGTTTCCTGAGAAGCCCTTTTGGACAGTTCACCACTGCCCATCGGAAGGCCATTCAGCCCCAGCCGATTGGGGAGCAGCGATTAAGAGGCCCGCAGAGCCGGAAGTCGGAGTGAACGCAGCCGGCGGCGGATGATTCTAACCCTCAAAATCCCTGCCCCTTTGTCGGGGCAAAAGGAGGATGGCCTTCCCGGTGGGAGGGCCAACATACCAAATGGCACTCACTTGGGGTGATTTAACTTCAAAAACCAATAGCCATATCGTGCCACGCTTGATTGACACGATCTACCGCACGTCCGCTCTGCTGACGCGCATCAGGACGCGCAACACCGAGCGGTTCGAAGGCGGGGATTCTCTCAAGGTTCCCATCATGCACGCCGAACTGAAGGGCGGTCCCTTCACTCGCGGCGGCACCTTCGATTGCTCGTATGTCGAGTCCGATACGGCCCTCAATTTCTTGATGAAGCCGTATTACGTCAACGTTTCCATCTACGGCCTGGACTGTGCGCTGAACCGCGGTCCCGAAGCCGCAATGACGATCATTGACTCGAAGATGGCGAACGCCGGCGGGAAGATGGCGAAGTTGCTGGCAACCGATATGTACCTGGACGGCCAGGGCACCGCTTCTTCGGCCATCGCATTGGATGGATTTTCCGGAGCCCTAGACGATGGAAGTAATTTTCCAGTTTACGGCCAAATCACCCGGACGGATCTTTCCGCCACGGCGAACACCGGCATCAACGCCTACTACAAGGTGGTGGCCACGCTGTCCCTGAAGGAAGTGCAGACGGCCTTCGGAAGCACGTGGTTCGGCGGAGAACACGCGGATCTGCTCACCACCACCCAGGCCGTGTGGGACATCTGGTGGAACAAACTGCAACCGCAACAGCGGTTCAACGAAGAGTCCAGCGATGTGGGCAAAATCGGCTTTCAATCGTTCAGGTACAATTCCGCTCAGGTAGTGGTTGACCAGCATTGCCCAGCGGGCAAACTCTGGTTCCTGAACATGAAGTACGTGAACCTGTACCTGAGCACGATGCCGCAATTCCAGTTCGGGTTCACGGGATCAACTTTCGGTCCCCTTTCAAGCACCGTCAGCGAAGGAATGACGGTAAACTAGGAAGGAAAATTCTGCTATATGCTGGGACAACAGGTCATGCCGAGCTACTTACAAGGTAAAAAGGCGACGGATAATCCTGTCAATCAGCAAGGAAGAATCGTTCAAATTGCTCGTCTCGCAGGAATCTTTGATTGCGAGGGATGCTTCTACCTGAACCGCTATGGTCGGTCTCATGATTGCTATTCCGTGGTTGCGAGAGTCAGCAACTCGAATATGCGGATCATCGAGGAAGTTTGCTCTACACTGTCGGTTCTGGGTTTCAAGTACAACAGAACTGATGGTCTGCCGACAGGAATGGGCGGTCGGGTGTCGGAAATTAGGCTGCATGGGACAAAGAGGGCGAAGCCGCTTATCGAACTCATCGCCCCGTATCTGTCAGCCAAATCCCGCGTTACTGACCTTCTGAAGATGTTTTGGGAACGCAGAGATTCAGTAGCGTATGGGGCATCCTACACAGAAGAAGATTTCAGAATTCACCGGGCTGTCCGGGCAGTCAATTCCAACGGCACAGCAAAGGACATACCCGTTGGAGATCATCTGGAATTGGTTGGACCGTCGAGAGTAGCACGGCTTGGAGAGGTGGAAGCGAAAGCCAAACTTGCAGCCATCGTGGAATGCGATGGTTCTCTCGGCCTGACTAATCTGAGGAATGGGGAGAACTACATGCCAGCGATTTACATGGTGAACACGAACGAATCTTTGCTTGCAGAGATTCGTCAATCACTGGCTATGCTTGGAATTCCCTACTACTTCCAGATGAGACCGCCACGAGGCATTTCGATCAAGGCCATCGGTGAATTCCACATTCAGGGAATGAAGCGTGCCAAGCGGTTCCTGGATGCCATAGGTGATTATTTCGTAGCCTACGCGGAACGGGCAAAATTGATTCGGCAATTCATCAATCGTCGGCTTTCTCTCCCGGCCAACTATCCGTATTCGGAAGTTGAGCGGGAGATCAAGAGGGCCTTGGACGAAGAGAAACCGAAGAGCGATTCCCTTCAACGACTGCACGCAGAACCGGGCAAGTCCCGGATGATACAGTCTGTTCTGCATGGAGACATGCAGACGGCGGCAGAAATGACCGCCGCGCTCGCGTAAGCGAGAGGTAACAGCAAGGGAAGGAAAATCAATTCTCGATTGATGTGGCCGGGCAGTACCTGTTCCTTGGCAACATCGTCGTAACCGCGCCTCGGCTGATGGCGCAGATAAGTGGAATAACTGGTTGACATGTATCTGATTCTAAGGGAGTTAGCCAAATGGCAGCTTGCTTAACACTGGGTCAAGCCGGGGTATATAGAGTGATGGCGGAACTCTTGCTCCGCGGTCACAGGCCGTACATTCCGGCAGTGGACGATCATGGTGTTGATTTGGCTCTTTCCACTGGAGTCAGAATACAGGTCAAGACGGCTCGTCTCCACACCAGGAAGAATTGGCCGAGAAAGCCAATCTACCATCTGACATTTGGATGGGCACAGATAGGCCGGACGCACATTCCTATCCGCAGAAAGAAGAATTACAGTTCAGAATGCGATTTTCTCATCATCTACGGTGTTGATGAAAACCGCTTTTGGATTGTTCCTAGCTTCCTGTTGGACGGGAGAACATGCCTGATGCTTGGACCCCGATGCCGAGTTGTTCGTGGGCAGATAGAGGAACTTCTCGATGTCGGGGTGACGAGAATCGAGGCAGCGAGGAAACTCGGCGTTGATCGGCATACCATCACAAGGCGGTTGAAGGGCGAGGGAACGAAAAATGGCGGCTTTGTGAGATCAGTCAGAATGTGCGAAGACCAATGGGGACTTTTGGGTTCTCCAGTTTTCGCTCCATTCGTGGGGAACCCGCCCAGTCTTCCAGGCGGTGAGACGGCCCAACAGAAAACAAGAGAGGAAACACAATGTCAGTCGCTGTCACTAACAACAATCTGCCATACCTCCTGATTCCCGAGATTTCAACCGGCAACGTTGCGACCGTCAACGATGCCTACAGCACCACAATCAGCGCCGCAAACCCCTACGGGAACGGCGCAAAGAATGCACCTGGCGCAGCGTTTTACGCAGCCGATTCGGCTGGCCGGGTTGCCAAGTACCGCTACGTGCGGCTTTACCCAGGCACGCCACCGGGGGCCTACATCGTGGGGCCGGTTTACTGGAAGGACAACACGTTCACCATCGTGACCACCACGCTGTCCAACGCTGTGACGGCCGAGGCAAGCGCCTTTGCCGGCATCCTGCTGCGGGCAGAGGCCACACCGGCACTGATGACCGGCAACTGGGTGGTGATCCTGGTTCGCGGGTTCCTTGCTGCTCTCGTTGTCGCGGCTAGCCCTACCGCAGGCGATGAAGTATACGGGACGGCTGGTGATCAGATACTTAACGGCAAGGTGACCAGCGGCACGGCGCCGAAATTCCCTGGTCATGACATCCGGGCGCTGACCACCAGTGCCACGCCCGATGTCTGGGTTGAGGCCGAGGGTGCGTAAACGGGGGTGACCTAGTTCCAGGGGAGTTGGTCTAACCGGCCTTCCCCCTTGGGACTGGGGCACAACCAGAAGAGAGGACAACACAATGGCAGTCGCAGTCTTGAACAATAATCTCCCGTACCTCCTCGAACCCGAGATCAGCACCGGCAACATCGCTACCGTCAATGATGCTTACAGCACGACCAAGAGTGCGGCCAACCCTTACGGGAATGGCGCGAAGAACCAACCGGGAGCGGCATTCTACGCTGCTGACTCGGTTGGCCGAATTCTGAAATGCCGCTACGTGCGGCTCAATCCAGGCACCCCGCCAGCATCCTACAAGGTCGGCGTTGTCTACTGGCAGGACGCTGCCCGGACGATTGTAACCACCACACTCTCGAATTCACTCACAGCCGAGGCATCTTCTTTGGCTGGTGTTTTGCTGCGTGCAGAGCCCACGCCAGCACTGATGAGCGGCAACTGGGTGGTGATCGTAACGCATGGCTTTGTCGCGGGTGTTTTCGCCGTCGCTGCCACTGCGGCAGGCGATGAACTCTTCGGCGATACGGGCGATCAGGTCGTGGACCGGGTAGCCACTGGCACGGCACCGAAATTCCCAGGGCACGATCTCCGGGCCATCACCGCAGTTGCGGCTGGTGTGTCAGATGTTTGGGTGGACGCGGAGGGCGCGTAAAATCTTCTTTTTCGCCAGGGGCGGGATAGCCCGCCTTTGGCGGAGAAGAGAGGAGAAAAACGACAATGGCTGTAACCATCAATAAAGTCGCGGATGGAGAGTGGTCGCTCGGCAACAAGATTGCCGTGATCGTGGATCTTTCATCAATCACCTACGTTGCTGGCGGGGTGCCAATCGCCGCTGGAGACGTGGGTTTGGGCAAGATCCTCGGCGCTCAAATCCTTGGAGGCAGCGCTGAGTCCGCTGTCCTGAACTGGTTCTGGGACACCACCAACCTCAAACTGATGGCCACCTTCCCTACCGGGGGTGCAACAGTGCCAGTAACACTGATTCCTCCTGTTGCCACTGCATCGGCGGTTTCGGGAGCTTGTACCGCTGGCATAGCAACGGCTTCAGCGGTCAATGCTGTCACACCGGCTATTACGGGTACCGCAGCGGCTCAAGTTCTGGTGGCCGGAGTGAGCAAAGAACCTGGAGCCATTGCCCTCAGCGCTTGCAGGCTGCGGGTAATGTTCATTGGCTACTAATCCCTCCTGCTGCGGGCGCAGGATCGAGATAGAGGAGGAAAACGGCAATGGCAGTGACTATCACCAAAGTCGCAGATGGCGAGTGGTCTATCGGCAATAAAATCGGCGTGATCGTAGACCTTTCAGCGATCACCTACGTTTCTAGCGGGGTGCCAATTGCTGCCGGGGATGTGGGTCTGGGAAAGATTCTCGGGGCACAGATTCTCGGAGGCAGCGCTACTGCTGCGCTCTTAAATTGGTTTTGGGACTCCACCAATCTCAAGTTGATGGCGTTCTTCCCGACTGGAGGCGCGTCAACGCCGGGCACGTTGATTGCTCCTGTGCTTACTGCATCGTCAGTTACAGGAAATTGTACTGCTGGCGGGCAGACGGCCTCGTCAGTCGATACTACGACGCCGACCATCACCGGTACCGCAGTAGCTCAAGCGCTGGTGGCCGGTGTGGGCAAGGAATCTGGGGCCATCGCCCTCACCAACTGCACGGTGCGGGTGATGTTCATTGGTTACTAAACCGCCGGGGAGATGAAGGCAGGGAATTGAGGCAGGCGCAGGTCGATGGGCCTGTCCTGCCTCTCTGCTTGTTAGGGTGAAAAATGGGCGGAATCCTAATCCAGCCGCGTGCTACCAGCCCGACCACGGTGCTGACGGCCTACAACGGCACAGGGCCAGCACCGGTGTTGACCTTTACTGGAGCCTACGCCACCACAGTGCTCTTGCAGGTAACCACGGGCGGGCTGGGGGACGGTACCGCCAAATTCAAGTGGAAGACGATCACCGGATCGGCCTGGACAACCGGCGTGTCAAGCGCGGTGGGAGTGCTGCTTGGGACCACCGGCCTGACACTTGATTGGGACCCCGGACAAACCTATATCGTAAATGATGCCTGGAGCATTGTCTGCACGCCGGGAGTGGCCGGGAACGTAGTCGCGCAATCGACCTTTGCTCAGATGGCTGGCGAGATTCAGCGGTGGAATCCAGAGGTGGACAACCTGCTGGCGAGACGTTGGTTGAACAACGTCTACCGAAGGATCGTTGACTCGCGGAACTGGTATGGGATGCTGCTCAGGGGGCAATTAACCGTTCCAGCGATCTACACCACGGGCACAGTTGCGGTGACGGTCGGCTACAACACGGTGACCGGGACAGGGACGGCATGGGATGCCAGTTTCATCGGACGGCAATTCCGCTCTGGCTACACGCAGAGTCCAATCGCAACCATTACTAATGTAGCTGATGCAACGCACTTGACGCTGGAGGCGGTGTGGGGTGGGACCTCTTACACTTCGACGGGCTACCAGATTTTCCAGTCAATCGTGAATTTTGGAGCCAAGGTGAAGTTGCTGACGCAGATGATAAACCTGCGGCAGAACCGGCCCATGGAAGTGAATGTCCCACAGGCGTATCTGGATGCGCGAGATCCCTGGCGGTCGAGAATCGGTTGGGCAGAGGTGGCGGCCTGCTATCCAGCTTCTGTTGACGGTATCACTCAATGGGAGTTGTGGCCGATCCCGGTTTCGCAGCAGACCTTCCCTTACCGGGCTTATGTGCAGCCGCCGGACCTGTCGGCGAATTCCGATGTTCCGTATCCATTCATCCGTTCCGACATCCTTGTCTACGGGGCCATCCCGTTCGCATTGCTGCACGGCGGACTCAAGAGCAAGTATTACGACCCGGTGACAGCGAAGATGTTCATGGGGATGTTTGCCGCCGAGATGATGAAGCTGGAACTGAAGGACAACGACTACTTCCAGAAAGACGGGCAATGGGATTGGAACCGTGGTGCGACAGCGGGGGCGGGGATGTACGCGCAGATGACTGACGTGTCAGGAGGGTGACGATGGAGTGCGCGAACGGGCACGAATTTGACGGGGTGGGGCGAGTTATTATGGAAGGCGAACACAAGGGGAAGGTCGTTTGCCGACAGTGTGACCGGGGGAAGGCACCAGTGCTTCCAGGACCTTCACTGTTTCCGTTCACCACAATGAATCTGGCTGACCAGCCAGGAGTGGAGATCAAGGTCCAATCTCTCCGTCATTTACGCGAGTTGGAGGCACGTCATGGTGTTCAATCACATGCCTTCAATGTTGACCAAGCCCACTGGGGTGATTCGAAGAGCAGGCGAGTGTGACTTCACTTGGGAAGGAGGTAGGGCGTGAAAAAGGAAAGCAAGGTAGAGGAACGGCAAGAAAAACGAGAACAACCGATGAAGCGCGAGAAGGGGCGCAAGGGCGGCCAGCGTTGTAGCGGCAGGTAGAAGGGGGGTGATCCTTGCATCTCGGGGCGTCTGGGATGCCGGGCGCCCCACATCCAAATTTGGATGTTTGGAGGAATAAAGCCATGAAGAAAAATGAAGAGTTCCCAAGGCAAGAACGGTTCACGCGACCGGGGGAAGACATCGCAACAAACACCAAGCCAACCGGCGTGCCTGTGCCCAACCCGGTGCAGGTTTGGAACGCGGACAAGGGCACGTTCGTCAAGGACTTCGGGAGGAAGGGGTGAATCATGCCATCAGCCCAACTTGTACTCACGTCGAAATACACAAACTACTGCCTGTGGACACTCATCAAGGTGTACAACCCGTTGGCACCGGCAGCACAGCCGGTTGAGTATTCCGGGGCTGGCCCATGCGTGCGGTCTCTTGCGATAACGAACGATCCTGGCATGGGGGCAGGGAAACTGTTCACCGGGGATGAGAACATGGGCACCGGAGTTGCTCATGTCGGCCCGGCGACCGGCTATGCCAGAGAGATTTCCTTTGGAGACAGGCAGGAATGGTTTTCAGGCAACGACCTGAACAACATCCCGCTGCAAGACAAATGGGTCCAGACGGATACGGATGGGCTGGTGGTTGATGTTGGGTGGGACTATAACTGAGGGGGCACCATGAAGAAACTTTTGATCCTTTTCGTTCTACTGTTCGCGTTGCGCGGGCAGGCGCAGAACGTCATCAATGCTGACTGCTCGATCACGCTGACTGTCACAGCGGCAGGGAGTTCCGTTGCTTTCGATAACCGAAGGATCGCCTGCACAACTTGGCACATGGCCTACATGAGCACCGGGTTTACAGCAGTGTCGATGCAACTGGACTATTCAGCCGACAACGCCGGGGTACCGGCCGCATGGACGGTCTGGCCTGCGGCTGATATTGCGGTGGGTGCGCTGCCTCTGACGGTCACGACCGAAGCTCAGATCACGGGGTACAAATATCACCCATGGGTAAGGATCACGCTCAATTCCAAAACTGGAACAGGCACGGTACGGGCGCTGGCCTATGGCTACAAGCCGTGGTCAGGTTCTGATTCCAGCTTCGTCGGGGCCGTTGTGCTGGACCTGGGGAAGATCGGCGGAACAGCAGTCCCGTCCACCACCATCGGGACCGTCGCTGCAGCCGGAGAAAATGCCGCGCAGTGGATCAAGACATACTCTGCGGTTGGGGCTATCGACAGTGCCGCCGGGGCAGGATCAAAGTTGGTTCCACTTACCGTGGTTTCCACAGCGAAGCCCAATCTAAAGGCGGATGTATCCAGCATGGGCGGGACTGATGTGCCCTCTACCGCAGTGAGCACGGCAACGGGTGCGAAGGCTGAAAACGTGGCGAACTGGATTCATGCCTTGGCTGCGATTTCTGGGCAAGATCTAGCTGCTGCTGCGGGTTCGCAGCAGGCTCCGGTTGGGGTTGTGGCACCGAATGCTACCCATGATGAGAGGCTGGTCAACCGTTTGAAGACGCACGCAATCGTCGCTGCATTGGACACGACGCTAGGAGTGGGTTCGCAAGAAGTCCCGATTAACGCAGCGTCAACCCTGCCCACTGGAACGGAAACAGGATTGATTACTCGGAACATCCCGGCGACCGTCAATTCCTCTTTCACTGCTCAGAATGGACTCGGCAGTACGACTCCCCTGAATCTTGCTTGGTTGAACCCGACGAACTATTCATTCCAAATCAACGTCACGATCACCGGGAAGACGTTGACGGCCTGCACCTACGCAGTCTATGGGTCCGCAGATGGCTCTATTTTCGACACTGCTCCGCTGACTGATGCGCAGGATTGTTCAGCGGCGGCGACCAAGGGCGTTTTCTTCTCAGTGGCGGGCAAGAGAATTTCCTACATCAAAGGAACGATCTCGGCTTGGACGGAGGGCGGCGCTGGCGCCGCGCCTTCGGTGCAGTTGAAATACATCGGAGGCTAACTGATGAAACGGCTACTGATTCTCGCACTTCTTGTTGGCATGGGGGCGCTGGCCCAAGAACCTACGCCGGTCTATAACGGCCCGATGGTGATTCGTGGCGGGACGACCCCCCTGACTGTCATCAAGAACTCGGATTTCCGCGGGACGCATACCCAGACCGGGAATGCTGTGATTACCCCATTGGCGGCCCCAGGAGCGCCCACAGTGACTCCGACGCCGGGTGGTGGGGCTACGACTCGGGGTTATCAGGTAGTGGCTTGCTTGGACGCTCTCTGTACGAATCACACCACTGCCTCAGTTCAGACGGACGATGCCGCTGCCGGCGCAGACCTATTAGCTGATGGCAGCGTGAAGGAGACGGTTTCTTGGACTGCGGTAACAGGGGCGCTTTTCTATGATTTGCGCCGGATTGTTTGGTTGCCGGGGACCTGCCGTGGGATTGCCTGCGCGGGTGGATCAATCGGAATCACCACGCTGACAAATTATGAGGATACCGGGCAGGTTGGAGACGGCGCTGCGCTCCCAACGGCCAACACCACGGGCACCTTGACCGTTCCCGCATTGACGGCTGGGAGCATACCGTTTGCTGGAGCCGGGGGAGTGGTCGCCCAGGACAACAGCAATTTCTCTTGGGACAACGCGACCAAGCAACTGATTATCGGCGGCGGGGTGCCTCTCTCGTTCGATGGAACCACGCTGGGCGGTAACAAGACGGTGGTGACAGTTACCGATCCGACTGGTGCCCGGACCTTTACGTTACCTAACGCCAACAGTGTTGCGGTGCAACCCGATGCTGGAGCCGCAAACAACTTCCTGACGGCCATTTCGACGCTGGGAGTAGTGAGCAAAGCGCAGCCGGCGTTTACGGACCTGTCGGGCACGATTTCTACAACGCAACTGGGAACCACCAACACGCCGCAGTTTCTGCGCGTCGGCATCGGGATTCCGGCGCACGCTGTATACCCGGCCATGATACACACCAGCACCACCGGCGGTGGGGCGAACATGACCGTCGTGGATTATGCCATAAGCATGGTGGGTGTGGGCTTTGTGAATGATGCAGCGTCCGATTATGTGGACGCCGTAGTCCAGGGACGTACTCTGGACTTCCATGCCGGAGCAGCCGCCACACCGAACCGTTCCGCGCTGTTCATCGACACGACCGCCTATGCGGGTCTTGGGACGAGCGCGCGGGCTGGCAGCGCCATTCCAGGCCAGAAACTCGATGTATGGGGCGGCAACATCGAAGTTGCCGATCCGTCTGTGCT